TTGCGCTCGACCTCGGGCATGTTGCGCTGCGTTACGTGGTCAGCACCCCCGGCGCGCCCCGTGGCGGCCTGATGGCCGATGCCGGCGTCGCTGGTATGGCCGGCGTGTCCGGTCTGCAACGCGCAAGCGCTGGCGTCGTGGGTGCCGTGCAGGCCCCGTTCGAGCTGGCCGCACCAGCGCTCGACCCGCTGGTCGGTCGCATCATCCCAGGCAACCCGCTGCGCGCAACCGCCGAGGGTCTGGCGCAGTACCGCCAGGGCATCGAGGCGACCGCCAAGGCCAACACCCCCAAGGGTGAGGGCATCGTCGGCTCGGGCGTGATCTCGGGCGTGCAGTCGCTGGCGACCAACATCGCCAGCTTGCCGATGCTGCTGGCTGGTCCCGCCGGCCAGCGCGCTTACATGGCCCAGATGACGGCACCCGTGTTCGGCCAAGCCTACGGCGAGGCCCGCGACAAGAACGTGAGCCCGATCCAGGCGCTGTCCTTCGGTGTCTCGCAGGCCGCCGTCGAGTACGCGACCGAGAAGCTGCCGCTGGCCAAGCTGGTCGGCGACCTGAAAGTCGGCGCGCCCCTCTACAAGGTCGTGGCCAATCAGCTCGCGACCGAAATCCCCGGCGAGCAGCTCGCCACCGTGCTCCAGGACCTGAACGAGTGGGCGGTCCTGAACCCCGATAAGTCGTTCAAGAGCTACCTGGACGAGCGCCCCAGTGCAGCCGCCCAGACCCTGATCGCCACGATGGTGGGCGTGGGTGGGCAGATCAGCGTGGTCAAGGGCCTCGAAACCCTGGTGTCGCTCAACGAGAAGCGCAGCATCGAGCAAGGTGGCAGCGAGGCCGCATCGAGCGCGGTCGTGCAGACCATCATGGAGAACGCGTTGCAGATGCGCCTGAAAGGCGTGCAGGTCGAGATGGCCGAGCGCGATGCCCAGGCGATCACTCAGCTCACCGATCTGGTCAAGGGTAGCAAGCTCGCAAGCCGCGACCCGGTGGCCTTTGAGGCGTTCGTCAAGCAAGCCGCCCAGGACGGCCCGGTGCAGGACGTCTACATCAACGCGCAGACCTTTGCGCAGACCGCCCAGGCTGCCGGTATCACCGAGCAGCAACTGCCCGAGGGTGTGCGCACCCAACTGGCCGAGGCGCTCGCCACCGGCGGCGACGTGCGTATCTCCATCGAGGAGTTCGCAAGCCAGATCGCCCCGACCCAATACGCGCAGTCGCTGATCGACCACATCAAGGTCGACCCGATGGGCATGAGCCGGGCCGAGGCCCAGGTGTTTATGCAGACCCAGGTCGAGGACATGCAGGCCGACGTCGCCCGTGCGCTCGCCGAGCGCGACCAGGACGTGCAGTTCAAGACAAGCATCGACCAGGTGCGCACGTCGTTCACTGAGCAGCTCAACACGGCGAACCGATTTACCCCCGAGGTGAATTCGTCCTACGCCAACATGCTGGCCAACTTCTACGCCGTGACGGCGGCCAAGGCCGGCATGACGCCCGAGCAGCTCGTGCAACGCTACCCGCTGCGCGTACAGGCCGAGGGTGTTGCACCCGACGTCGCGGTCGCGCAGTACGACCAGGGTGACGTGCAGCCGACCGACCAGGTGGACGAGGCCACCGGCCTGCCGCTCAACTCCGACGGCACCGTGACCCTGTTCCATCACACGAGCGCGGACAAGGCCCAGGCCATCAAGGACTCGGGCACGCTGCGCTCGGGTGGCGAGCCTGACGTTTATCTGACCACCCGCGAGCAGACCGACACCGGCTACGGCGACACCGTGGTGCGCGTGCGCATCGACCCAGCCAAGCTCACCCTCGACGACGAGTTTCCCGACGGACGCCAGGACTACCGCGTGAGCGTGGGCCGACCTGGCGGCGCACTGACCGACGCGACGTTCTTCCAGTCCAAGCTGGAGCAAATGCGCGCCCAGGCGCAGGCCGAGTACGACGCTGTGGTCGCCCAGTACCAAGGCACCGAGCAGTGGATGCGTGCGCCAAATGGCAACCCGACGAAACTGAACGAGCGCCAGTGGGTGCAGGTTCGCACGCCCGCGTTCAAGGCGTGGTTCGGCGATTGGGAAAAGTTTGCAGGCATGAAGGGTGGTGTCTGGAGCGATGCCAACAAAGAAGTCTCCAAAGTCGTCGACGAAAACGGCGAACCCCTGGTCGTCTATCACGGCACCGACACGGGTGGATTCACCCGATTCTTCGACACCGGCGGGGAGCGACGCGGCGATCTGGGCATCTTCACGACCAGCAACCGTGCGATGGCGCAAACCTACGTCAAACGCGGACGCGCCAAAGACATCGACCTGGGTGAAGTCACCGACGAGGATGTCGAGGCCCCGCGACCTGCCGATGGTGTGTCGGGCATCTATGCGTCATTCGTGAACATTCGCGACGTGTACGAGTCAGACTTCGAGGGCGCGGCATGGAATGGTGAGCGCCCTGGTCAGTACCAGGTCAGAGCTGAAAACGGCGATCTGATTGAATCGGACTCTGGCAGCTACTACTTCGAGCTGTTTGATGACGCGAATCAGGCGGCTTTGGCAAACCCCGGTTCCGAGGTTGAGCCGGCCGATTCTCATTTTGAAACTACCGACGAAGCGGTGCGCGAGGCACGCCGAAATGGTAACGACGGCGCGATCATCCGCCGAGTGATCGACGATGGCGGTGGTGCTGGCCCTTACGCTGGCGAACCGTCCGACGTGTTCGTTGCGTTCGACCCCGGCTCGATCAAGTCGGCCGACCAGAACATCGGCACGTTCGGGGCTGACACCGACAACATCCTGCTGCAAGGCACCGGCAACCGTGGCCAGATCGCGTTCGGCCAGGACATCACCCAGGTGCCCAGCATCATCACGCTGCTCAAGGGTGCCGACCTGTCGACCTTCCTGCACGAGTCGGGCCACTTCTTCCTGGAGGTGCAGTTCGACCTGGCCAGCCGCATCGGCGGCGAGGCCCAGATATTCGGTGCCGAGTCCAACACCGCCGGCGAGCAGGCAGTGCTCAAGGACACCCAGGTGCTGCTCGACTGGTTCGGCGTGCAGACCATCGACGAGTGGTTCAACCTGCCGATGGAGCAAAAGCGCAGCTATCACGAGCAGTTCGCACGCGGGTTCGAGGCTTACCTGTTCGAGGGCAAGGCCCCGAGCATCGAGCTGCAAGGCATGTTCCAGCGCTTCCGCGCCTGGCTGCTGCGCGTCTACAAGGACCTCAAGGCCCTGAACGTCGAGCTCACCGACGAGGTGCGCGGCGTGATGGACAGGATGCTGGCCACGACCGAGCAGATCGAGCTGGCCGAGAAGGGCCGCTCGATGCTGCCTTTGTTCACCGCGCCCGAGCAGGCCGGCATGACGACCGAGGAGTTTGCCGCCTACCAGGACCTGGGCACCCAGGCCACCCAGGATGCTGTCGAGGACTTGCAGGGCCGCACGCTGCGCGATATGCAGTGGATGCGCAACGCCCGAGGCCGCGAGGTCAAGCGCTTGCAAAAGCAGTCCGCTGCCCGACGTGCCGAGATGATGATCGAAGCCCGGCGCGAGATCATGTCGCAGCCGGTGTACCGCGCCTGGCAGTTCCTGACGGGCAAGCTGTCCGAGAACGACAAGGCTGCCGTCGCCCCCGAGCCTGAGCGCAAGTCCGGCAAGGGCCCGCTGGACCCCGAGGTCGATTCGCTGTTCGTCGCCATCGCCAAGTTGGGCGGCCTGGACCGCAAGGCGGTCGAGTCGCAGTGGGGATGGGATGCGAAAGAGCGCAGCCCGATGCCGATCTTCGGCAAGTACCTGCTGCGCCGCGAGGACGGCCTGAGCCTGGACGCGATGGGCGAGATGCTGGCCGAGTACGGCTACCTGCCCAAGGATGAGCACGGCAAATACGAGCCCCGCGACTTCGAGGACAAGTTCGACGCCGAGTACCGGGGCGACCCCCAGTATTCCCACGCCAAGGATTACGTCAACGCGATGGGCGAAAAGCGCGCCGGCGAGGACGCTGACATCGAGAACCTGGGCGCAGGGCGCTTTGACCTGACCGCACTCAAGGACCTGAGCCTGCCCGAGGAAATCGTGCAGATCATGCAAAGCCTGAAGATGACGGCCAAGGACGGGATTCACCCCGACCTGGTGGCCGAGTCCTTCGGGTTCACGTCCGGCGACGAGCTGGTGCGCACCCTGGCCATCGCCGAGGCACCCAAGGTCGCCATCGAGGGCTTGACCGACCAGAAGATGCTGGAGCGTTTTGGCGACCTGGCCACGCCCGAGGCCATCGAGCGCGCAGCCGACCAGGCGATCCACAACGACACCCGCGCCCGCTTCGTGGCCACCGAGCTCAACGCCCTGTCCAAGGCCATCGGCAAGCCCAAGGTCCTGGCCAGCGCCGCCCGCGAGTACGCCCGCGCCATGATCGACCGCCTGCTCGTGCGCAACGTGAAGCCGGCGCAGTACGCTGCCGCCGAGGTGCGCGCAGCCAAGGCTGCCGAGAAGTCCATGAAGGCCGGCGACACCGCCCAGGCTGCTGCCGAAAAGCGCAACCAGCTCATCAATACCTACGCGACGCGCGCCGCCCACGACGCCCTGACCGAGGTGGAAAAGGGTCTGCGCTACCTCAACAAGTTCAACACCGAGGGCACCCGCAAAGCCATCGACGTCGACTACCTGGACCAGATCGACGCAATCCTGGAGCGCTTTGACCTGCGCACTGGCCAGTCGCTCAAGTCCATCGACAAGCGCAAGGCCCTGAACAAGTGGCTCGCCGAGCAGGAGGACCTGGGCATCCAGGTCGAGCTGCCCGAGAAGATCGTGGCCGAGGCGTTCCGCCAGTCCTACAAGGACCTGACGGTCGAGGAAATGCGCGGCCTGGTGGAGTCAATCAAACAGATCGAACACCTCGGCCGGCTCAAGGAAAAGCTGCTGACCGCTGCCGACAACCGCCGGTTCGCCGACGTCGTGCGCATGATGGTTGACAGCATCGAGCAAAACGCCGGAGACAAGCGTGCCAACAACCGCACCCGCGACACGCTGGGCAACCGCGCTGTCAACCTGTTTAAGGGCTTCGTGGCCAGCCACCGTAAAGTGGCCAGCCTGGCGCGCGAGCTGGACGGCTTCCAGGACGCAGGCCCAGTGTGGACCTACCTGATCCGCTCGATGAACGAGGCTGGCGACCAGGAGGCGACGATGCGCGCCGACGCGACCCGGCGCATCACCGAGCTGCTCAAACCGATCTTGGCCGAGGGCCGCATGGGTGGCAAAGGCCAGTTCTTCCCGAGCATCGCCGAGTCGATGAACCGGGGCGAGCAGCTCGTGATGGCCCTGAACATGGGCAACGCCGGCAACATGCAGCGACTGCTGGACGGTCGCGGCTGGACCTTCGAGCAGGTGGTGCCGGTGTTACAGAACCTGAGCGCAGCCGACTTGCGTTTCGTGCAGTCGGTGTGGGACTTCTTCGAGTCCTATCGCCCGCAGATCGCTGCCAAAGAGCGCCGCGTGATGGGTAAAGAGCCCAACTGGGTCGAGCCCCAGGCCATGACGATCACGACCAAGGACGGCGAGGAAATTACGCTGCGCGGTGGGTACTTCCCCATCGTGTACGACTCACGCGAGTCGGGCCGTGCCGAGCAGCAGGCCGATGCCGAGGCGGCCAAGCAAATGATGAAGGGCGCGTTCGTGGCCGCCACAACCCGGCGCTCGTTCACCAAGACCCGAGCCGAGGCCGTCAGCGGTCGCCCGCTGGTGCTGACCTGGGACGCGCTGTTCCGGGGCGTCAACGACGTGATTCACGACCTAGCCTGGCACGAGTGGGTGATCGACGCAAACCGCATCGTCAAGAACGAATCGGTCGACAAGGCCATCCGCTCGACCTACGGTGCCGACGTGGTGCAGCAGTTCAAGGCGTCGATCCGCGACATCGCCGCCGGTGATGCGCCGAACATGGACGCCCTGAGCAAGGTCCTGACCCCGCTGCGCACGGGCGCTGCCGTCGCCGGTTTGGGCTTCAACTTGATGAACGCGATGCTCCAGCCCCTGGGCCTGACGCAATCCATCGTTCGCGTGGGTGCGAAGTGGGTTGCGATGGGCGCAGCCGAATGGGCCAAGTCGCCCGTCGGCCTGGTGCGCCAGGTGCATGAGAAGTCCGAGTTCATGCGCAACCGTGGCCGCACCCAGCAGCGCGAGCTCAACGAAATCCAGTCGGTGGTGCAGGGCAAGTCCGAAGTGCGCCAGAAGCTGGACGCCATGATGTTCGTGCCGATGCAGTCCTTGCAGCTCGTCGCCGATATGCCTACCTGGTGGGGTGCTTACCAGAAAGCCCTGGCCGAGGCCCCGGTGGACTTGGACCAGGATGTGGCCGAGGATCGCGCCGTCAAGCTCGCCGACCAGGCCGTGCTCGATGCGCAGTCCGGCGGGCAGGTCAAGGACCTGGCGCTGATCCAGCGCGGGGGCCCGATGCAAAAGCTGTTCACCGTGTTCTACGGGTATTTCAGCGCAGCCTACAACTTGGGCGTGGAGCGTGCCAAGGCGACCAACTACCGCAGCCCGCTGGAGGTCATGCACCTGGCTGGCGACTTCTTGCTGCTGTACTCGGTGCCGGCGGTGCTGGCCTCGCTCATCAAGTCGGCGCTGACGCCTGGCGGTGACGATGACGCCGAGGAGTTGGCCCGCAAGTTGATCGGCGAGCAAATCAGCTACCTGATGGGTCTGATGGTCGGCGTGCGCGAGATCACGGGTGCGGTGCAGTACGCCACCGGCACCAAGCAGTTCGACATGGCCTACGGTGGCCCGGCAGGTCTGCGCTTCTTCCAGGAGCTGGACAAGTTGGGCAAGCAGGTCGGCCAGGGCGAGCTGGATCGGGCGCTGGCCAGGTCGGTCGTGAACGTGGGCGGCGTGCTGCTGCACCTGCCCAGCGGCCAGATCAACCGCACCGTGGACGGCGTGATCGCGATGAGCGAGGGCAAGACCGACAACCCGGCGGCACTGCTGTTCGGCGTGGAGAAGTAAGCGTTCGGTGCGCGTACCGGGTGCGCTGGCGTGGATCATTCCGCCAGCGCATTAGGGGCCCCACCGATGACAATTTCCTCTCAGACCCGCAAGGCCGGGCCGTTCATTGGCAACGGCTCGACGACTGCTTTCCCGTTTACGTTCAAGGTTTTCGCGACCAGTGACGTCGTGGTGACACGCGCCAACACGGCCGGCACCGAAACCGTCTTGACAGCCGGCACGGACTACACCGTCAGCCTGAACGCAAACCAAAACTCAAACCCCGGCGGAACCGTTACCCTGGCGTCCGCCCTGGTCACGAACTTCAAACTGGTGCTCACCAGCGCCGTGCCGAACCTCCAGCCGGTGGACATCACCAACAACGGCGGGTTCTACCCCAAGGTCATCAACGACGCCCTGGATCGCGTGACGATCCTGGCCCAGCAGATCGCGCTCGACGCATCGCGCTCGGTGAAGGTGCCGATCACGTCGTCCGTCACCGGCGACGAGCTCACTGCCCAACTGTTCGACGCCCGCGACGATGCCGAGGCTGCTGCCTCCGCAGCCGCCAGCTCGCAGACTGCTGCCGCGAACTCGGCCACCAGCGCCGCCGGCAGTGCAACGACCGCCACGACCAAGGCCGGCGAGGCGTCCACCAGTGCGACGAACGCTGCGAACTCGGCAACGAGCGCAGCCGGTAGCGCCACCAGCGCAGCCGGGTCGGCAACGACCGCCGGAAACAACGCGACGACGGCCACCAACAAGGCCACCGAGGCGGCATCGAGCGCCACCGCTGCTGCGGCCAGCGCAACGACCGCAGCCGGTCACGCAACGACTGCCACCACCAAGGCCGGCGAGGCGTCCACGTCCGCTGCTGCCGCTGCTGGATCGCAGACCGCTGCCGCATCGAGCGCATCGAGCGCAGGTACGTCGGCGACCAACGCCTCGAACTCGGCCACCAGCGCCAGCAATAGCGCGACCAACGCTGCGAGCTCGGCCAGTGCTGCGTCCAGCAGTGCATCGGCTGCGGCATCCTCGGCAGCGTCGGCTGCGGCTGCGCTGGATTCGTTCGACGACCGCTACCTGGGCAGCAAGACCAGCGACCCGACGCTGGACAACGACGGCAACGCCCTGATGACGGGTGCGCTGTACTACCGTTCGACCGCACCGATTGGCATGAAGGTCTACGACGGCGCGCAGTGGATCGAGGCGTCGGCCGCGCAGCAGGCCAGCCTGGTGACGTTCGAGTACGTCGCGACTGCGGGGCAGACGACTTTCTCGGGCAATGACGCCAACGGCGTGACCCTGAGCTACACCGTGGGCAATGTGCTGGTGTCGCTCAACGGTGTGCGCCTGCGCCCTGGCGACGACTTCACCGCCAGCAATGGCACAAGCATAGTGCTGCTGAGTGCTGCGACTGCCGGTGATGAGATGATCGTCGATGCGCTTAAGACCTTCGACGTCGCGAACACGTACACCCAGGCTCAGGTAGATGCGGCGCTTGCTCTGAAGATAAACGCAACGAACCCGAGCTACACCGGCACGCTGACCGGAGGCACTGGTGTCGTGAACTTCGGTTCCGGTCAGTTTTACAAGGACGCCAGCGGCAACATTTCGCTTGGTACGACTGCAATCGACGGGCGATTCTTTGTCGTTCGTAACGCGTCGTCCGCTGGCTGGGTTCTGCAAGGACAAACGAACGGTGTGGCAAACGCCTCCGGCCTCTACCAAGACGGTAGCAACAACATGGAGTTGGCTGCGCGGAGTGGCGCAGGGGCTCTAAACGTCCGCATCGGGTCAACTGGCGATAGCTGGTTAAACGGGGGTGCCGTCATCTTTGGGGCCACTTCTTCGTCATACGGGTATAACGGTACGAATTCTTGGACTTTTAGTGGCTCACTCTCGGTCAGACAAGTCACGACCACGGCGGAAACAAACGCCATTGCCTTCAACAATCCGAACGGTCAGATTGGCTACATCAACACCCTAAGCAACTCGACGCTGTATTCAACCGTCTCGGACTATCGCTTGAAGGAGAACGTCCAGCCGATGCGCGGGGCACTCGCAAGAGTCGCGGCGCTCAAGCCTTGTACGTATACGTGGAAGTCGGATGGTTCCGCCTGCGAGGGTTTCATCGCCCATGAACTTCAGGTAATTTGCCCCGGCGCCGTAAGCGGGCAAAAAGACGCGGTGAATGAAGATGGTTCGATTAAGCCACAGGGCATCGACACCAGCATCTTGGTCGCCACGCTAACCGCCGCCATCCAAGAGCAGCAGGAAGTCATTGACCAACTCAAGGCCCGCCTGGATGCGGCAGGTCTGTAATCAACACGCAGCACAGAGCTAGAAAGGACGGGCAGATGTTTGGGACGATCAAGAAAACTGGCGGGGCAGATATTTCAATCTGACTCGATGGAGGTATCCGTCGCCACGGCGACGCCGGTGACACTGTTCACACTACCCAGCGTTAACTTCGCGACCTACATTCTGTCGGTCGGCCTCAACTCCGGCGACACCGCGAACTACCACGATGTCGCGATCATCTGCACGCAAGGCTCGTCGGTGAGTATCACGACCCTCGTGAACTCGAACCTGGTGAGCATCACCAACACCGGCCTGGCCATCAAGGGCACGCAGTCCAGCGGCATCACATCAACTATTCAGGCGCGCTTGGCTTGCCTCAACCGGGAGTGACGCATGGAGCCAGGTGAAATCGACCCGGTGAAGTACGGCGTGCTCTGGGAGCGCGTGCAGAACATGGACAAGAAGATCGACAAGATGGAGTCACAGATCAGCGAGCTGCTGGAGCTGGCCAACAAGTCGAAGGGTGGGTTCTGGATGGGCATGACCATCGCGTCGGCCGCCGGCGGCTTCATCGGCTGGATCACGAGCCACTGGAAGGCGTAAGCCGATGGCCGACTTTCTGCCGGCCTACGAGGCCATGATCCGCAACGAGGGGGGTTACGTCCTGCACAACGTGCCGGGCGACCGGGGCGGCATGACCTATGCCGGCATAGCGCGGAACATGAACCCGACCTGGGCCGGCTGGGAGATCATCGACCAGGGCGGCACGCCGCCGGCCGACATGGTTCGCCACTTCTACCGCACGAGGTTCTGGGCGCCGATCTGCGGCGACGAGCTCGCGCACCAGACCATCGCGCAGTGCATTTTCGACTTCGGCGTCAACACCGGCGTCGGGGTGGCCGCGAAGCTGGCGCAGCTCGTCGTGGGCGCGACGCCCGACGGGCAGATCGGGCCGCGCACGGTGGTGGCGCTCAACGCCTACGACCCCGACCGATTCGTCATGGCCTACGCCCTGGCGAAGATCGCCCGCTACCGGGACATCGTGTCCCGCGACCGTACCCAGCAGAAGTTCCTGCTGGGCTGGATCAATCGCACGCTCAAGGGGGTGGCCGCATGAACTTCCTGGGCATTGGTGCCGTGATCGACTCGGTGGGCAAGATCGCCGGCGATCTCATCACGACCGACAAGGAGCGCCTGGAGCTGGCGCTGCGCGAGAAGGAGCTGGATCAGCGCCTGGACCTGGCGCAGCTCGACGTGAACAAGGTCGAGGCCCAGCACGCGAGTCTGTTCGTGGCCGGCTGGCGCCCGGCGATAGGGTGGATCGGCGCGGCGGCGATGGCCTACCAGTTCCTGCTGTACCCGGTAATGCTCTGGGGCTGGGTCTGGATGCAGGGCTCCGGCTGGATTCCCAAGGAGCTCGCGCCGCCCCCGGTGCTCGACGCCGACCAGCTCTGGGTGATCCTGTCCGGGATGCTCGGGATCGCCGGCCTGCGCAGCGTGGAGAAGGTCAAGGGCGTAGCCCGCTGACCTGCTGGCGCTGGTCTAGCGTTTGTTCCGCGGCGGTGGACGGAATCCACCCATGTCGGCGACGAGCGCAATGATGCCCTGGAGCACTGTATCGAGGGGGTTATCGCGGCAGTGCTTGTCCAGATACGCAAGGACCGTGTGGTCGGCAGGGAACTGGTTGATCTGGGGGTGCGTACTCCATTGGTTGTACGCGGTCATGTAGCCCCAGGTCCAGGCCACGACGGTGTCGGCGTCCGCTCGGTCTGCTCGATACTGAAGGTACTTTCCGCATTCGACGTTGCCGTGGCCCCCGCTAGTAAAAGCGCGCTGCGCATTGGCTGCCGGGGTGGCGACGCACGCGATGGCCAGGGCGGCAGCGAGAAGGGTGGTCTTGGTCGGTCGGCGCATGACCGAAAGCATAGCGCGGAACCTGTCCAATACTTCGAGCTGACCCCCCGGAAACGCCCGAGAAAAAGTGCGGTTGTAGTCGCGTCCTGAATTGGACACCGGGGCGGTCTTTCTCCTGAAAGATCAGGCGCTTACCGCACAATTTCGACGTCCTGACCGAATTTATGGATCGCCTGGATAACCGCTTGGATGCTAGGACTTGTCCAATACTTTGGGCATTTGTCCAAAACTCGGACCCTCGACGACCGGCACCGTGCGGTCGCGCAGGTATCGCCGGGTCATCTTGCGGTCGGTGTGGCCGAGCAGTTTCTGGGCGTCAATCCCCTGGGCCTCGGCCTCGGTCCCCGACATAGCGCGCAGGTCGTGGATGTTCGCGTCCTCGACGCCGGCGTCCCGGCACGCCTTGCGCCAGCGCTTCCAGATCATCGTGTAGGTCGGTGCCTGGGCGCGAGTACCCTTGAGCAAGAATAGGCCCACCACGGGGCCGTGCAGGGCCTTGGCCTGGTCGACGACGGCGCGCAGCTCGGGCGTCCATGCCACCACCAGGCGGGCACCGGTTTTCTGCTGCTTGAAGTAGATGCCGTCGTCGCCCAGGTCGGCGCGCTTGATCGTCAGGACGTCGCCCACGCGCTGGCCGGTGAGGTAGCACAAGTCCATGACGACTTGCAGCAGCGGCCCGGCCTTGGCGTAGATCGCCCGGTACTCACTGGGCAGCAGGCGGCGGGTGCGGGCGTGCTGCGCCAGGCGCTTGATGCCGACGCACGGGTTGGACTCGACGAGCTCCTCGTCCAGCGCATAGTCGAACACCATGCGCAACACGCCGATGGTACGGTTGGCCACGGCGTAGGAGTCGGACATCGAGCGGCGAATCTGGGCGATGTGCCGGGGCGTCACTTGGGTCGGGGCGAACTCGGCCAGGATTTCTTGCAGCCGGCGCGCTGCCACGTTGTACTGCGCGATGGTCGTGTCGGCCTTACCCTTGAGGATGTGCGGCATCGCCTCCTCGATCAACGCGGCCATGCCACCCTTGGGCTGCGCGTGCAGCCTGGCGTATTCAGCCAGGGCGTCGGGTAGTTTGGTCGCCAGGCGCGTCCACTTACCGGCCTTGACGTAGTAGAACGCCCCGTGCCGGTGGTAGACGCAGGGCGGGAGATTGCGGTTGTGTTTGCGCGGGCGCATGGATGTCTCGGGTGAACACGACCAGCGACCCGTCAGGGCGCTGCCGGTATGGTACGCCCAGGGCTTCGAGAACCCGGCGCTGGGCACCTCGCCGGGTTCGCTTGGTCAGCTCGTGGAGTTGCTCGTCGGTCAGGATCACGTCAGTCGAGTCCGTACTTGTCGCGGCAGCGGGCGCAGGTCCCGTTGACCAGGCGGCCGGTCCACTCGCCGCACAGGTCGCACTCGCCGGGCTTACCTGGCGGGATGTCCTTGGAGTTTCGGCGGATCGCGTCGCGGGTGGCGATCTCCTCGCGCTCTTGAGCCAGGTCGATCTCATCCATGCTTGCGGCCCTCCAGCTCGATCAGCAGGTCGATGTAGTGCCGGGCCTTCTCCAGGTCCTTGATGCCACCCTTGGCGCGCCAGCGGCTCACGTACTTGATGACGTTGCCCTCGAAGAACCCGATGCCGTTGGCGTGGATGAATTCGACCGGCTGGATTGGCAGGTCCTTGTAGTGGTCGCCGGCGATCTGCACGGCGAGGGGGCTGGTCTTGTCGGTCATTGGCACGCCTCACAGGTTCCTTCGCCCGACAAGTCGCAGGCTTTGCCCAGCGGGAAGTCGTTGTCGTCCTGGGACGGTGGGGTCGTCTTACCCTCATCAGTGAGGGAGACATCTGGCTGGGGTTGTGTGTTGTCGTTGTTCATTTCTTACGGGCTTTCATGGCTTCGAGCAGCAGGTCCTGCACGGCGCGCTTGCTGTCGCGTCGTGCCATGACCAGCTCGTCGACGGTGCCAGCGGCGACGATGTGGTGGATAAAAACCGGGCGGTCGTGCCCGGCTTGGGCTTGGCGCGTCGGGCCGATCCGTTCGACGATCTGCTGGTATTCCTCAAGGTTCCACCAGTGACCGAAGAACGCGAGGATGTTCCCGCCGTCCTGCAAGTTCAGGCCGTGCCCGGCGCTGGCCGGGTGGGCGAACAGGACGGGAATCTTTCCGGCGTTCCAGTCCCTGATCGTCTGCGGATCAGCGTCGAGTACGCGTCCCCTGGGGAAAGCCTTCAGCAGCCGGGCCAGGTCAGACTTGAAGTGATAGGCCACCAGCACGGGCATACCCGCTGCCTCCTCGACGATTTCCTCCAGGGCTTGGAGCTTGACGTCGTGGACCTCGCTGAACTTGGTGCACGAGTCGTCGGTGTAGACCGCACCATTGGCAAGTTGCAGGCACTTGATTGTCTTGCTGGCCGCGTTGAACGCCTCGACCTCGGACCCGTCGATCTCCATGAACATCTCGCGCTCCATGTCCCGGTAGAGCTGGCGGGCCTTTGCCGGCAGCTCGACGCGGATCACGTTCACGATGGGCTCGTCGATGTTGAAGTAGTCGCGGGGGTCCAGGCTGATGCAGATGTCGCGCAGCTTGTCCTCGATCTGCTCACGGGCAAAGGGTAGGGGCTCCAGGCGGATCGCGTGGCGGTCGCTGCCGACTTGCTCACTGCGGAACCAGCGGTCGATGAACGCCTGGTATGACCGACCCAGGCGCACGCCGGCGTCCAGGAACCACGCCTGCCCCCACAAGTCCTGCAAGCCGTTGGGGCTGGGTGTGCCGGTGAGCTCGATGAACCGGCTCGCGTGCTTGTGTGCAACCTTGGCCAGGGCCTGGGCGCGCTGGCCACCTTGGCGCAGGCGGAAACCTTTGAGCTTGGTCGACTCGTCGGCGACGATCTTCTTGAATGGCCACTTGCCGTCGAGGTGTTCGACCAGCCAGGGCAGTTGCTCGTAGTTCGTGGTGTAGACCGACGCAGGCCGGCGCAGTGCGGCGCGTCGCTCGTCGGGTGTGCCCACGACCGCCGACACCTCGATGTTGCGCAGGTGGTTCCACTTCTTGGCCTCGTCGGGCCAGGTCGAGCTGGCGACGCGCAGCGGTGCGATCACCAGGGTTGGGCCGGGCTCGACCAGTTCGAGCATGTCCAGGGCGGTGAGCGTGCTCACGGTCTTGCCCATGCCCATGCCGGCCCAGATGCCCGAGCGTTCCAGATCGACCGCGTGGTCGATGATCGCGTGCTGGTAGCTGCGCGGGGTGAAGTCCTGGCGGGCGCTCATGCTGTGATCCGGTGAACCCGACCGGTGCGCTCGCGCTTGCGGATGATCTCGATCCCGCGCTCGATGTCGCCGACGGTGACGACCTCCATCTGCGCGTCGTGCAACTCCATCAGCTCGTTGAGCGACGCCATTTCGCTGGCGCGCAGGATGAACCGACCGTCGGCCAGCCCCCGGCGTCCGACCGAGATCAGCGCGGCCTGGCCCTCGCACATGACGGCCTCGTATTCCTTGCCGAACCCCAGGGTCCAGAGGGCCTCGATCATGTTGCTCATGGCGATCAGCGTGTCCATGTCGGCGCGCGTGGCATGGCCTCGGGTGAGGGCGGCCATCGCGCCGTGGTTCTTGATCTTCAGGTCGACCAGGTAGCTGTCGTGCTGGGTCACCGGCGTGATGCTTTCGACGACGTAGGCGACGGGGTTCGCGAGCACTGCGCGCGGGCGGTATTTGCTGCGTTTTCTCATGCTGCGAGTCTTGCGAATGGGTTGGTGTAGTCCTGCCAGGTGACGCCGCGCTTGATGACGCTGACGGTCGCCTGGCTGACGCCGAAGCGGGCGGCGATGTCGTCTTGCTTGCCGTCGGCCTCGCGGATCGCGAGCGCCTGCTCCAGGGTCAGCTTGCTGCGCAGGCGTGCCTGGTCCGATACGCGCTTGCGACGCACCGGGTTCGAGGTGTAGTTCGACTCGGTGACGGTGCGGACCTGCACGCGCTGCCGGGTGGTCGGCGCGATGTGCTCAGGGTTCACGCACTCGGCATTGCCGCACGTGTAGGTGGCCAGGCGCTTGTCCAGGTTCACGCCCTGGTCGAGCAGGATGAACCGGCGCACGGCACCGACGCGGCCTTGCCAGCGCATCGTGGGCACTGAGCCGCACGACTGCAGCGCACCGGTCCAGTTCCAGCAGTCGCCCTCCTCGACGACGTGCTTCTTGATGGTGTCGATCAGGGTCATCCCAGCAGCTCCTCGACGCCGGCGAGCGAGTCGATTACCTCGACGCGCTGACCCATCGCACGCATCCGCATGTGCTCGCGCACCTGGTGCGACTCGGGCTCGACGCCGGGGGCCTTGAGCTCGACCCAGATCGTGCGAGCGGCGCGCGTCCAGGGGAACGGATTGCAGATCGCACCGGGGCGAGTCACTCCGTCCCAAGCCGGCATGGTTTGCTGAGGCAACATCACCAGGCGGTCGGGCGCACCGCGGCGACCGATCCACTTCACTTTGCGCACCTCGCCGCCCATCGCGTTCACGCGCTTGACCAGGTAGTCCTCGATGTCGCGCTCACGCATAGGCGACCTTTCGGCACTGCGTTGCGCGGGCAGGACAGTCGCGACCCTGTGTGCAGTCGTAGTCGCAGCAGTTCATGGCAGCAACCCCCAGCCCACGTTCAGGAAGAACCAGGTCACGCGGGCGAGGGCACCGAGCAACAACACGGTGACGACCCAAAGACCGCCCAGCATCAGCCAGTTGAGCGCGGCCTTCATGCCGTCGCCCCTTGCAGGCGAGCGAGCAGGCGGAACTTGCGCCAGGTGCGCGTGACGTCGGTCTTGGCCGAGTCGCGCCATTTGAATTTCGGGTCGGTCAGGTGACGGCTGGGCATCGTGACCTTGGCGCGGGTCGGTGCAAGCTGTTGGGCGTTCATTGGTGGGTTCTCCTTATGGTTCAAGCAGGAAGTGACTCGGGCACTGCGGCACCGATGTCGTCGAGGATCAAGTGGGCTTCGCGGATGTACCAGTCGAAGTCCACGTCGGCAGGGAACTGCGCGGGCAGCTCCATGAGGGGGCGGGCACCGTCACTGCGGGGGACGGTGTAGCCGTTGATCTTGTAGTTGATGGTCCCGGTGACGCCGGCGGCGTAGTACCAGCGCACGGCCTTGCCCAGGAACTGGTCGCCCTTGACAGCGCCGCCTTTGACCTGGCGGATCGTCACGAATTTGCGGATGTCGCGGCAGGCTCGGATCGTTTCCTCGACCGGCGTGCCGTCGATCAGGAACTTGACGACCGCGCCGGTGCAGACTTCGTTCGTCGGGTTCTTCTGCAAGCCGGCGGGCGCGTAGGCACCCTTGAGCTTGAACCCGCCGTCTGGCTTGATCGCGATGTAGTTGTTGACGTCACGCGAGTAGAGGGCCCGGTAGTAGGTGGCCTCGGTGTCGAACCTGGTGGCCTGCTCCCACTCCCAGACGATGAACTCCATCATCGCGACCTTGGACACCGGGCACTTGATGACGATGCCGTCGGTGTTGGCCGACACGACCGGGATACCCTCGGACTCCAGGGCCTCGATCAGCATCAGCAGGCAAAGCTGGCCGGTGAGGGTGGTCTGGATCAGCAGGTCGGGCGAGTAGAGCTTGGACCACTTGCTACCGAACTTGCCGAACGATCCGTTGATCGTGATCTTGAGCGCGTCGGCCGTGACCGAATCCTTGGCGCGCTTGGCATCCAGTCGGCGCTGGACGATCTCGCCGTAGACCGTGCTGAACGACTTGCCCATGTGCTTGGGCGCGAGCTCGGTGCGCAGGATGATCGCGGGGTAGTAGCTGGCCACGTCGCGGTCGACCAGGATGTGGTCGTCGTCGGCCATGTGCGCGGTGCTCTGCTCGCTGGAGTGCAGCCCGCCGATGCCCATGCGGTAGGTGCCCTGGCCGATGGTGATCTTCAGGTCGGCCAGCTCCTTGGGCATCATCACCTTGCCGCTGTCGGGCACGATGAACACCGACGTGTCGATGATTTTCTTGATCGGCGACATGACGGGGGTGGTCGTGTCGATGAAAGCCGGGAACCGGTACTTGAACTGGGTGCCGCCCGGCACCTCGGGGCGCTTGATGTCGCGGCCCACGGCCTGGCTGACCTGCCGGCCGATGACGGCCTCGGCGATCTGGGCGTCGGACTTGCTGCGCAGGTCGATGCCGTACTGCTCGCTCATGCGCTCGCGCAGCTCGATCTGGGGCAGCAGCTTGCGGTACAGGTTGAGCGTGGTGGCCAGGTCGTTGGCGCAGTAGGTGCGCAGGTCCTCGCGGTCGCTGGCGCTGATCGACGCATCGGGCTCGATGGGCAGGTCCTGCATCTTGGCGCAGTGCAGCCGGCCGCCGTAAATCTTCAGGCTGGCGGTGCCGGGGGCGACTTCGATCAGGTCGATGTGGTCGAGGGCCTTGGGCACCTCGATGTTGAACTGCTGCTCGAACTGCCAGCCGCGCAGGTTGTTCTGGATGATGGCGTCGCAGCCCTTTTTGATGAGCGCGTTGTCACTGCCGCGCAGCGCCAGCATCAGCAGCGGGATGTCGAAGTTCAGGCCGTTGAACGTGACCAGGCGGTACTTCTTCAGGATCGCGCGCACGGTGGCCACGTCGAACGCCTGGCCGTCGTACATCTCGAAGGCGCGCACGTTGCCGGTGTCGACGTTCTTGAACATGGCCAGGAAGTAGTCCCGGTAGATTTCCAGGTCGAGGATCAGGGTGGGCTTACTCATGCTCGACCCTCAATCGGCGCGGTGATTGAACTCGGCGCTGGTGATGTTCTCGCCGGGCACCATGCCGACCTGCATCACGACCTTGTTGTAGCTCTCGACGTAGACAACCTCGGGTTGCTCGATGCCGTGCTTGGCGGCGTAGTCCTGGAGCGCCTCGCGCAGCTCGGAAAGGGTGATCGTCAGGGCTTGAATCTTCATGTCGTTCTTTCTGTGTCTGTGACCGTTGCCGAGATTTCCGGGTTCATGCTTACCAGCCTCCCCCCGGATTGCGCGTCGTCCGATGTGAAAATTCACGGGCACATCGGAGTCAGCGATCTCGGCCTTGTTGCCAGGTGGTCAGCCCAGCGCGGAGGTAGGGAGGCTCCCGTTTTGCAGAGGGTGTGAGTTGGGTTCACACCCTTTGCAAAACGCCCTGGGCGCGAGGCCCAGGGAGTCGTGCCCACGGTTACACCAGGTCGTCGGCGGTTTCGCCTTCAACCGAGTCGAACTCGTCGTCGGACGCTGCACCGCCGCCGGCGAAGGCGTCGCCGTCCTTCAGGAACTGCACACCGCGCAGGCTCGCGTTGATCCGCTTGCCGTAGTTGTTGTCCTGGGGCCAGAGTTCGATGGACGCGTTGACGTAGCAGCCGGCGTAGGGCTTGCCGTCCTGGCTGGTCAGTGGCGACTTGTCGCGGTCGATCACCAGAGGGCGGGACTTGTTGCGCGAGGACACGAACATGTTGCCCTCGAAGCCGGCATAGTCGGCCTTGGTGTCACCGTCGTGCAGCGCGTAGCGGTCCTTGGCCTCGATCTCCTTCTTGACCGTGGGCCACTTGGCACCCCACTTGTCTTTGCCGATGGCCTCGAAGGCTTCGCGCAGGGCTTTGACGCCGGGGTGGTTGGGGGCCATCAGGAAGCTGGCGCTGAAGGCGGGTTCGCCCTCGCCGTTGACGGTCTTGGCCTCGAACAGGTTGGGGAACGCGAGGCGGACATTTTCAAGTTTGATTTTCATTTCAGTGGTCTTTCGTAAAGAATTTTGGGAACAGGTCTTTGATCCGCTGGTTGGCTTTCTCGATGGCCTTCACGCGCGCCAGCGGATCGGCCGGCGTGATAGGGGTCTGGGCTGCACGTTTCAGTAGGTCGATGGCCTCCTGGGGTAGTCGTCCTTGGTTCATGGATTACCCCGCGATGTCTGCGAAGTCGTCCTCGACCGGCGTGAGCTGCAGGGCGGGGCGCTTGTCGGATACGGGGGCGACGCTGGGCTTGCCGTCGGTCTGGGTGATGAACGACTGCAGCGCAGCCCACTGGCGCGGACCCAGGGCCTCGGCCTTGGCGAGCTTCTCGGCGGTGGTCGGCGAGATCAGGTTGTAGTCGTACATCTGGTCGTGCTTGACGCGCATCGACTTGAGCGTGGCCTCGGCCTCGGCCTCGTTGGTCCACTTGCGCGCACCACGACGACCCTCGACCAACTTGAAGCCCGGCACGTCCTGGCCGTCGAGCAGGCGTCGCTCGGCTTCGGCGCGCACGGCCTTGCACCAGGACTCGATCAGGTCGACGGCTTCGAGGTGGCTCGCGATCACCGTCGGCTTGATGAACTCGGCGTCCTCCTTGAACAGGGTGACGCGGGTCTTGGTGACTTCGATGGCCTCGAAGTCAGCGCCGACGGTCTGCTCGACCTGGCGGGCCAGGGCCGGGCAGGTGGCTTTCGCCTTGCAAAACCGGCACTGCTTCTCGCCAGGTACCAGGTCCTCGATGCCGACAATCTGGGTGTCGATGATCTCGATGCACTTGGCGGCGGCGCGCTTGGCCTGGCCGGCGAAGGCCATCAGGTCCCCGACGCTGCACGACCACTCGCTCACGTGGCCCAGGCGCGGCTGGTGGATCACCATCACGACGCGCTCGAAGTCGCCGAGCATGCCGAACTCGGACAAGGTGCCGAGCGCGTAGAGCATCATCTGCTCGTTCTCGTCGGCATCGACGCGCACGCCCTTGCCGTACTTCAGGTCGTGGACCTGGATTTCCGAGCCCTTGATGATGATCGCGTCGCTGGTGCCGAAGGACTCGGGCACGCCGACGTGCTCGCTGAACTCGACGCGCTGCTCGACCAGTAGCTGGCCGTCGATGGCGTACTCGCGCACGTTGTCCAGGTAGACCTGGATGTGGCTGGCCATGTCGTCGTCGACGATGAACTCGGTGCCATCGACGTCGATGATCCGGCCGATGTAGGCGGCGGCGTCGTTGCCGGACTCCAGGGCCCAGGCCCCGAGCTCGTGCGCGGCGGTGCCTTCGTCGGCAAACTTGCTGGAGCTGCGTGGGAACGCGGCCTCCAAGTGCAGGCTGCCGGCGCAGCGCATCCAGCGGTGTGCGCCGGACGGTGACAGTTTGGCGTGGGCGGTCATGCTGCGGCCCTCCCGTAGGCAGCCTTCACGACCGCCTTGAGCGCACGGTACTGGCCGCGTGTGGTGTCGGCAGCGTTCACGATGCGCACGTTGCCCAGGCCCAGGTCAATCGAGTGGGTGTGCCTGGCGGGCAGGCCCTTGCGGGCGGTGATGGTTTCGGCCAGTCGGCGCATGGCCTTGGCTTTCTTGCCGTTCATTTCAGGCCATCGCTTTCTTCACGGCGGCGAGCACGGCGGCGAACTGCTCGGGCTTGAGCTCGGGGACCTTGGCGACCTTGAACTCGCCCAGCACGGCGACGGCGGCGTCGCGGCCCTTGGCCTTGGCCAGGCCGATGATCGCGGCGTTCACGTCGGCGACGGCAATGGCCGGGGCGTCATCCGCAGCGGGCTGCGTTTCAGCTTCGACGGGTTTTGTCTCGGGTTCGGACGCCTTTGTCTCGGTCTTGGTGGCTTTTGTTTCAGCTTTGGCCACCTTCTCGGGCTTGGCCACGACCGGGGTGCCGGCGGCGACCACGGTGTCGACCGCATCGGAGTTGTCGATGGCCACGGCCTGCTTGTTCAGCTTGGACCAGACCGCGATCAGCTCGCGCATGACGTTGGTGTTCTCTTGGATGACGGCTTCGAGGGACATGGTTTTCCTTTCAGAGGGTTTCGGTGATGAGGGTGTTGATCCGGGCGATGACGTCGCCCGCGTCGTTGGCGATGTCGTAGAACTTGTCGGCGCGTTCGAGCTTCTGGCGCAGGACCTTGATATAGGTGGCGTTGTGGTCGTCGAGCAGGTCGAGCAGCGGGCGCAGGTCCTTGAGCTCCAGGCTGTGCTCGGTGATGGCGTCCTCGATCTCGGCCAGGCCGACCAGGCGCGCGAAGCGCGTGGTCAGCTCGATCTCGATCTCGGTCGTGGTCAGCGGGTCGCGGGCGTTGTCCGCATGGAGCAGCAGCTCGCGGTCGGACAACATGGACAGGCGGGTGTGGTCCATGTCAGGCCACCAGCACGTCGAAGTAGGCGAGCGCGCCGACGGTCAAGGCCAGGCCGATGAACACGGCGGTGGCGTAGTCGGCGAAGGTGGATTTCTGGGTCATAGCAGGAGGTCCTTTCGGTAGTTGTGGTCACAACCTCGTCGGGTTGTTGGTTGTATTGTGGCACAAGTTTCGGGTTGTGGGCAACAAGCGCACAACTTTTTTCTTGTGGGTATGGGCGCAAAAAAGCGCTTCACTCGGAAGCGCTTGATTTAGTTAGGGAAAGTCCCTATTCGCTGGGGTGGTCCGAATCGGCCTCACCGGTGGCGTCCAGGGTGAGCGCGCCCAGGGAGAACTCGGCCCTGGCGGTGGACTCCTCGGGTGGTTCGGCTTCGAGTCGGTCGATCAGGTGGCCGGCTGCGGTCATGGAGCTCACCGAATGGGCGGTGATGCCCAGCACGCCGGCGTCGAACATGACGCGCTGCATGGACGTGTTGTGCATCGGGGCGTTGCTCTCATTGACAACGATTAGCACGTACTCGCGCTTGGACTCGATGACCTGGGCGATGCTGCGGGCCACGACCAGTTGCAGCATGGCCGGGGCGAACTGCTGCCAGGTGAAGTATTTGTTGGAGGGTGCGCGCTTGATCTCGATGGCGAAGCGCGGCGATAGGTAGTCGAGCTGGCGGGCCGTGGCCCCGACGGCGATCTTGCGATCCAGGTATTGGTGCAGTCGCTCGGGCAGGGCGTCGCGCAGGTCACGCCTTGCGTGTTCGATGCGGTCGAGCATGTCCCGCACGCGTTGGTGGGACTCCTCGAACGCGGCGATGGCCTCGTCGCGGGTGAGTGCTGGCTGGGTGGGTTTAAGGTATTGAGCCACCTCCCTGGCCGACTTGGTGAACATGGGTGGCGTGGTCGCCAGCAGCTTGTCGCGTCCAAGTATTTGCAGCAGTCGATCCAAGCGGTCGCGCCTGGGCTGCGAGCTGCCGGCCTCCCAGTTGGCGACGGCCTGCTGCGACACGTCGAGCATCTTGGCGAGCTGCTCCTGCGAGAGCTGCTGCTTTTCGCGCTCCTGGCGGATCGTTTCCCCGAGGGTGGGCATCAGTTACTACCAGTTGGTTGTTGATTGCAGTCTACGCGGACAACTCAGCGGGGTCAATCCACAAGTCGGTTTGCTTGTACAATCAATTGATCGGTTGTAAGATCGACCGACAAAACAACAACTTACTTTCACCAGCATCATGACTATCAACACCAACTCGGGCATCGCCGACGCCCTTCAGCAAGCCGGCAACCAGGCGACCCTCGCCGAACGGCTGGGCGTGTCCCAGCAGGCCATCTCGATCTGGCTGCGCCGTGGCTGGGTGCCCGTGCGCCGGGCCTTGGAGATTGAGGCGCAGTTCGGCGTGCCGCGTGCGCGCCTGATCTCGCCCCGCCTGGCCGACCTGGTGGACTTGCGCGAGTCCGAGGGTGGGGCGTGTGACTGATGCGATTCGGATCAGTCTGCAGTGGCATTGAAGCCGCGAGCGTTGCATGGCACCCCCTTGGATGGGAGGCGGCCTGGTTGTCCGAGATCGAGCCGTTCCCCTCGGCCGTCCTGAATCACCACTACCCCGATGTCCCGAACCTCGGCGACATGACGACACTGCCCGACCGCATCGCCCGCGGTGAGGTCGAGGCACCAGACCTGTTCTGCGGTGGCACCCCGTGCCAAGCCTTTTCCGTGGCCGGCCTGCGCAAGTCCTTGGACGATGCTCGCGGCAACCTGTCCTTAGTTTTCTGCGAGATCGCCAATGCAATCGACACAATCCGCCTCCAGCGCCAGCATCAACCCGCTGTTATTTTCTGGGAGAACGTGCCCGGAGTTCTCAACACCAAAGACAACGCCTTTGGATGCTTTCTTGGGGCCCTTGCAGGGGAAGTCGAGGAACTGGAACCGCCAGGGGGGAAGTGGACGAACGCTGGTTGCGTGTCTGGTCCCACGAGAACAGTCGCGTGGCGGGTACTTGATGCCCAATATTTCGGAGTGGCCCAACGACGCCGCCGTGTGTTCGTTGTCGCAAGTGCTCGAACAGACTTTGATCCCACCTCGGTTCTTTTTGAGCTCGACGGCGTGCGCCGGGATATTGCGCCGAGCCGAGAAGCGGGGAAAGTCGCTCCCACCATCCCTTCACGAAGCTCTGCTGGCGGTGGCCTCGGGACTGACTTCGATCTCGACGGAGGATTGCTGCGAGTTGCAGGAACCCTAACGGCCAACACCGGGGGGATGACACGCCCCGCTGGCAATGCCAACGAGTTGGACTTCTGCATCCCGGTGGCTTTTCACCCGACACAAGACCCGATTAGTAGCATCGACGGCACCACCCATGCGATGGGTTGCGGATCAAAGAGCGGTACGGCGACGGTCGGTGTCGCGTACACCACAAAGCTGCACAACACTCAAAGCAACAACGCCGGGAAAGTCTTTGAGGAGCGAAGCCCATGCCTTGATGCCAACAGCCCGGCACCAGCGTTGTTGACTGCTACGGCTGTGCGCCGCCTTACCCCCGTGGAGTGCGAGCGCCTTCAGGGCTTCCCTGACCACTACACCTCAATCTCGTGGCGCGGCAAAGCCGCCGACGCATGCCCCGATGGCCCTCGGTACAAAGCCCTTGGCAACTCTTGGGCTGTGCCCAATGTTCGCTGGATCGGCGCACGCATTGAGAACGAAATCGTCGGCGGACTGGTCTGACCTGCATCACCCATAAAAATCAAGAACGCTATGGCCTCTATTCCTGCTTACGGTGCCAGTCCCGACGACTGGACCCACTTCGACCTGGCGCTGGGCCTGGGCTCGGACCTGTTGCCGGTGGTGTCGAACCCGCTGGCCGAGCTGTCGCCCGAGTCCAAGCTGAAGGAACTCGGCAAGACCCCGAGCCGCTATAACGCCAAGCGCCAAGCAGTGGGCATCGCCGGCTGGACCTCACACCAGGCCAGCGACGGCGACATCGCCCGCTGGTCCCGCGATGGTGACCTGGGCATCTGCTTGCAGACCCGCACGGTGCGCGCACTAGACATCGACGTTCCCGACCGCGAGCTGTCCGACGCGATCCTGAAGTTCGTCGAGGACCATCTGGGGATGTACCTACCGGCGCGCGTGCGCGGTAACTCGGGCAAGTGCCTGCTGGCCTTCACGCTGCCGGGCGAGATGCCCAAGCGCAAGATGGTGGTGGAGGGCGGGATCGTCGAGTTCCTGGCCACCGGCCAGCAGTTCATCGCCATCGGCACGCACCCCAGCGGCACGCGCTACGAGTGGTTGGGCGGTCTGCCCGATCAGTTCCCCGAGCTGGAGCTCGCCGAGTTCGAGGCCCTGTGGTCGGCGCTGGCCGAGCGGTTTGCCATCGAGCCCGTCGAATCTGGCGAGCTGTCGATGCGCAAGCGCGGCGAGCACGTGGCGATGGACGATGACGTGGCCGACTTCCTGCACGGCAAGGGCCTGGTCATGGGCAAGGATCGCGACGGCGCGCTCCTGGTCAAGTGCCCCTGGGACGCGGACCACTCGACCGGCACGCCCGGCGACGGCTCGACGGTGTACTTCCCAGCCGGCACGAACGGCTACGAGCAGGGCCACTTCAAATGCCTGCACGGCCACTGCGCCGGCAAGGGCGACTCGGACTTTGAGCACGCCATCGGCTACCTGGAGCAGGACTTCGCGGTCGTGGTGGCCGAGCCGAACGAGCCACTGCCGCTGCCGCCCTATAAGCGCGACGGCAAGGGCAAGATCGAGGCGAGCATCGGCAACGTGGTGATGGCGCTGGTGCGCCCCGACCTGTGCGGGATGCAGATCAGGTACGACACGTTCCGCGACGAGATCATGTGGGCACCCGAGGGTGGCGACCAGTGGGCCGCGTTCACCGACTCGGACTACTCGCGTCTGCGCATCAAGATCGAGCGCACCGGCTTCAAGGCCGTGGGGCGCGAGCTGATCCGCGACGCCGTGCTCCTGGTGGCCGACGAGCACCCATTCGACTCGGCCATCACCTGGCTGGATCAGCTCACGTGGGACGGCGTGCCGCGCGCCGAGAAGTTCCTGGCCCAGTATTTTGGCGCAGCCGACACGCCCTACACCGGGGCGGTGAGCAAATACCTATGGACCGCACTGGCGGGTCGGGTCGTCACTCCAGGCGTGAAGGCCGACATGGTGCCGATCCTGGTAGGCGGGCAGGGCGTGGGCAAGTCGACCGGCGTGGCCGCGATGGTGCCGTCCAACGACTTCTTCACCGAGGTGTCCTTCCACGAGAAGGAGGACGACCTGGCCAGGCGCATGCGCGGGCGTTTGCTGGGCGAGATCGGTGAGCTGCGCGGCCTGCACACCAAGGAACTCGAAACGATCAAGGCGTTTATCACCAGGACGCACGAGTCCTGGGTGCCCAAGTACCGGGAGTTTTCGGTCACGTTCCCCCGGCGCATCGTGTTCATTGGTACGACCAACAAGGACGAGTTCCTGGCCGACGAAACCGGAAATCGCCGGTGGCTGCCGGTGGCCGTGAGCCAGGCCGACGTCGAGGCGATCCGCCGGGATCGGCTGCAACTTTGGGCCGAGGGTCGGGTGATGTACGACCTGGTGGGCATTGATTATCAGGATGCCGAGGCGCTTGCCGGGGCGGTCCATGACGACCACACGATCCGGGATTCGTGGGAGGAGGCGGTCAACCACTGGCTTGATGATCCCGATCCCCTGACGGGCGAAACGCCTCGAACACGTAATTTTTTGCGCGTTGGTGAGGTGCTCAAGGGTGCGCTGGGGTTTGACCCGAGGCACGTCAATCGACGCGACGAGATACGCGCAGGCGCAGTTCTTCGCGCATTGGGCTATTCGCGTAAAAAATCGCGCGTTGATGGGGTGAGTGTCTGGGGGTTTGTTCCCAATCTTTGAGATGTTCCCGACCTTGTTTTGACATTGGGAACAGCACAAACCCGCATGGATAAAGGGATGCCCCGATGTTCCCAATGTTCCTAACCTTTTCTCTAAAGGGTATGGAAATGACTAAAAGGTAGCTTTGGGGAAACATAGGAAAACGGTTGGGAACATTGGGAACATTGGGAACAGCAAAAAATTACGTGTTCGAGAAAGGCGGCTATGGATGAAGCGAATAGTAGGGGTCAATGAGCGCGGCCTGCGCGTCGGTGAAGATCACCAGCACGCACGGCTGACCGATGCCGAGTGCGAGCTGATCCGGCAGATGCACGAGGGCGGGATGAGCTACAAGAAGCTGGCCGACAAGTTCGAGGTTGGCAAGTCGACCATCGCCGACATCGTGAAGATGCGACGGCGTGGTCAGTTCCCTGTGGATTGGCGGGTGGTGCGCGTAGTCGAGTGACGTTTGATTAGCCTTTGAGCGATTGATTTTGTTCAAAGGATTCAAACGTGGCAAGAGGTGGAGCCCGGCCCGGTTCGGGTCGTAAACCTGGCGAGGCCAACAAGCGCAGCCAGGAAATCGCAGCGAAGGCACAAGTCGAGGGCATCACGCCCTTGGAGGTGATGCTGGCCGCGATGCGTGCTGCCCAGGAGGCCGGCAACGCCCGCGAGGCTGCCTTCTACGCCAACATGGCTGCACCCTACATGCACGCCCGCCTGAGCAGCATCAACGCCACCGCGCAGGTCCAGGGCTCGATGCAGGTGCGCATCGTGTCCGAGTTCGACGACCTGGTGGACTGATGAGCCAGGCCATTCGCTTCGGCCTTCCCATGCGCCAGTGGCAGCGCGAGTGCGCCAAGCTGCGGGCGCGCTTTGTCGTGCTGGCCCTACACCGGCGCGCCGGCAAGACCGAGATCGGGCTCAAGAAGCTGCTGGACGCGGCCGTCAAGTGCGAGCTGGACTTGCCGCTGTACTTCTACGTCGCCCCCTACCTGAAGCAATCCAAGATCATCGCCTGGGCTCGGCTCAAGCAGATGGTCGCCCCGCTGATCCCGCACGGCATGGTCGAGGTGAGCGAGGTCGAGCTGGCCGTCACCTTTAAGCACAACAACGCCACGATCCGCATCTTCGGTGCCGACAACCCTGACGCGATGCGCGGCGTGCGCCTGGACGGCGCTGTGCTGGACGAGGTGGCCCAGATGAAGCCCGAGGTCTGGGACGAGATCATCCAGCCCGCGCTGTCCGACCGGATGGGCTGGGCCTGGTTCATCGGCACGCCCAAGGGCATCAACGTGTTCAGCTCGCTGTTCTTCGCAGCCGAGGGCAAGGCCGGCTGGGCACGCGCCAGGTACACGGTCTACGACACCGACGCCCTGGACCCGGCCGAGGTCGAGCGACTGCGCGCCTCGATGTCCGAGCTGGGCTTCGCTCGCGAGTACCTGTGCGACTTCAGCGCAGCCGGCGACGACCAGCTTCTGTCCCTGACCGATGCCGAGTCGGCCGGGCGACGCGAGCACGCGATGGGTAGCAACGACTATGCGCCCCGCATCCTGGGCGTGGACCCTGCGCGCTTCGGCGACGACCGCTCGGTGATCTTCCCCCGCCAGGGCCTGGTGGCGCTCAAGCCCCTGGTGTTCCGTGGCATCGACAACATGACGCTGGCCGGGCACGTGGCCATGCAGATCGAGCAGTGGTCGCCCGACGCGGTGTTCATCGACGCCGGCGCTGGCGCTGGGGTGATCGACCGGCTGCGCCAGCTCGGTCACGACGTGTTCGAGGTCAACTTCGGGGGTAAACCCAGCGACATCCGGTACGTGAACAAGCGCGCCGAGATGTGGTTCTTGCTGTCCGAGTGGATCAAGTCGGGCGGCTCGATTCCGAACGACAACACCCTGAAGCTGGAGCTGGCCACGCCGACCTACAAGTTCGACGCGGCAAACCGCATCCAGTTGGAGTCCAAGGACGACATCAAGAAGCGCCTGCCCGATGCCGGCTCGCCCGACCTGGCCGATGCGCTGGCGCTGACCTTTGCGCATCCGGTGGCCAAGCGGTCCCTGATGGCGCAGTTTGGTGCGCGTACTGCGAACCGGGGTGAATACGATCCGCTCGAATCAATCCGATGAGCCGCGCCCCTCGATGCACAACTTTCAATGCCTGCTGACTGACTTGGACGTCGGGCCGATGCTCGACGCCCTCGACGCACGTCCGCAGCTTTGGAGTGAGATCACGGTTCGCCAGGATGCGCCAGGCTCCCCGCACCACGACACCGAGTGCATCTGGCTGCGCGGCCCTCGCGAGATCACCCTGGACTCGGTGTTCAACGACCTGCGCTCGGTCGACTACTTGTCGATGCACGAGCTGGCCGAGGTGGTCTACCCGCTGGTGGCCCCGATCCTGCGCCAGCTCGGCTCGACGGTGCTGGGCCGCGTGATGATCGTCAACCTGCAACCCGGCGGCGTCATCGACCCGCACGAGGACCAGGGTAAGTACGCCAAGACCTTCAGCCGATTCCACCTGGTGCTCAAGTCTGAGCCCGGCAACACGTTCACGTGCGACGGCGAGACTGTGCACATGGCACCGGGCGAGCTGTGGTGGTTCAATCATCGCGGCGAGCACACGGTGCGCAACGACTCGACCGAGCCTCGGATTCACGTCATCTTCGACGCTCAGGTGCCAGGCTTCCAGGTCCGTCCCCTGAGCTCGGTCACCAAGAACCCAGCCGCCGGCATCCGCATCGTCGAGATGCCCATGACCGGGCGCATCGACGAGATGTGGTCGCTGCTGGCTGCGCACTGGGACGAGGTGGCCAAGAACAAGCAGGTCATGGTGCTCAAGCCCGACCGGGCCAAGTACGAAATGCTCGAAGCCCAGGGCGCGCTGCTGTGCCTGGCGGCCATCGAGCCCGACGGCGAGATCGTGGGCTACTCGGTGAGCTTCGTCGGCCCGCACATCCACTACGCCGACCTGGTGGTCGCCAACAACGACGTGCTGTTCCTGCGTGAGGACTTGCGCCCGAGCAGCATCGGGCTGCGCTTGCTCAAGGAAACCGAGCGGGCCGCAAAAGCCAAGGGGGCCCGGCTGATGCTGTGGCACGCCAAAGAACACACCGCGCTCGCCAAGATCATGCCCCGAATGGGCTACGGCGTGCAGGACATCATTTTCAGCAAGGAGATTTAACAATGGCCGTTTCAGCAGTTGTCGCAGCCGCCGCCGGCGCAGGTGCCAGCGCCCTGGGTGCCACCGCACTGACGGCTGCTGCCGTCGGAGCCGGTGCCGGTGCCGTCACCTCCCAGGTCAAGAGCGCGAAGGAGGCGGCCAAGGCGCAGACCGCCGCTGTCAACACCGCCCAGCAGCAGGCCCAGACCCAGGCCACGGCCATCCAGGACCAGACCGCCGCGCTGCGCGAGCAGCTCGCCCAAAGCCAGCGCCAGCTTGAGCAGCAGGCTTTGCAGAACCAGTCGCTGCTCACCCAGCAGCAGGCTCAGTTCGACACCTCCCTCAAGACCCAGCAGGAGCAGGCCGCCGCGACCGCCCTGGGTCAGCAAAAGCAGTTCGACACGCTGCTCACCCAGCAGCAGCAGCAGTTCGCCACGCAGTCGGCCGAGACTCAAAAGCAGTACGAGCAGACCCTGGCCCAGCAGCAAGAGCAGGCCGCTGCCCAGGCCCAGCTCGCCGAGGAGCAGAAGAACCGCGCAAACCAGAAGAAGCCGGCCAGCGAGGGCTTCATCGCCAAGAACGAGCGCGCCGGCATGTCCGGCCAGGCCAGCACGCTGCTGACCGGGATGCAGGGCGTATCGGGCGCATCGCTGCCCCTGGGCAAAACAACCCTGCTGGGGGGCTAACCGATGGACCAAATGAAAACACCGCGCGACCGACTCTATTCCCGATGGGGCGCGCTCAAGACCGAGCGCTCGACCTACGTCCAGCACTGGAAAGAGATCAGCGACTACCTGCTGCCCCGATCCGGGCGGTACTTCGTGACCGACCGCAACAAGGGTGAGCGACGTCACAACAACATTTACGACTCGACCGGCACCCGCGCCCTGCGCGTGCTGGGGGCTGGGCTGATGGGTGGGGCCACAAGTCCTGCCCGTCCCTGGTTCCGCCTGGCCACTGCCGACCCCGACATGATGGACTTCGCGCCCGTCAAGCTGTGGCTGTCCCAGGTGCAGCGCCAGATGCTGGACATCTTCCAGCGCTCGAACACGTACCGCTCCCTGCACTCGATGTATGAGGAGATCGGCGCGTTCGGCACCGGCGCGGCCATCGTGATGGACGACTACGACGACGTGATCCGCCACCACGTGCTCACGACCGGCGAATACGCCATCGCCCAGAACTACCGGGGCGAGATCGTCACGATGTACCGCGAGTTCCAGAAAACCGTGGGCGAGCTGATGGGCGAGTTCGGGCGCGAGAACTGCTCGCAGACCGTGCGCAACCTGTACGACCGTGGCTCGCTCGATTCCTGGGTGAGCATCATCCACGCCATCGAGCCCCGCGCCGACCGCGACCTGCGCAAGTACGACGACATGAACATGGCGTTCAAGTCCTGCTACTTCGAGATCGGTGCCGACGCCGGCAAGTTCCTGCGCGAGTCCGGTTACAAGACTTTCCCCGGCCTGGTGCCACGCTGGTCGGTCGTGGGTGGTGACATCTACGGCTCAAGCCCAGGCATGGAGGCGCTGGGCGACATCAAGCAGTTACAGCACGAGCAACTGCGCAAGGCCCAGGGCATCGACTACATGACGCGCCCGCCGCTGCAGGCCCCGAGCTCGATGAAGAACCACGCCATCGACATGCTGCCTGGCGGCACGACCTACGTGGACATGGCCGGCCCGAGCGCCGGCGTCAAGACCATGTTCGAGGTGCGCCTGGACCTGAACCACCTGCTCGCCGACATCCAGGACGTGCGCGGGCGGATCAACCAGACGTTCTACACCGACCTGTTCCTGATGCTGGCGTCCGCCCCCAAGAACAACATGACCGCGACCGAAGTGGCCGAGCGCCACGAGGAAAAGCTGCTCATGCTGGGTCCGGTGCTGGAGCGCTTGCACAACGAGCTGCTGGACCCGCTGATCGAGCGCACCTTCACGCGCATGATCGAGGCGAACCTGGTGCCGCCACCCCCCGAGGAGCTGCAAGGCGTCGACCTGAACGTGCAATACGTGTCGATGCTGGCCCAGGCCCAGCGTGCGGTGGCCACCAACGGTATCGACCGGTTCGTCGGCAACCTGGGCGCGGTCGCTCAGTACAAGCCCGACGTGCTGGACAAGTTCGACTCGGACAAGTGGGCCGACGCCTACTCGGACATGCTGGGCGTGGACCCCGAGCTGATCGTCTCGAACGAGCGCGTGGCCATGATCCGCAGCCAGCGAGCCCAGGCCGCAGCCGAGGCGCAGGTGCAGGCGCAAAACGCCCAGGCCGCAGCCACTGCCAAGGACGCAGCCGCCGCTGGTGGTGGCGGTGCCGATGGCTTGACCAACGCGATGAGTATGTTCAGCGGCTACCAGTAAAGGACACGACGATGGCAATGACCAACATGAAGATGAGCGCCACCGAGCGCAAGGAATACATGGGCGAGACAGTCGCCAGCGAGGGTCCCGAGTACCCCTACGGCCTTTGCCTTCGCCTGGACGACGACGCCCTGGAGAAGTTGGGTCTGACTGAGCTGCCTGCCGTGGGCACCGAGGTCATGGTGATGGCCAAGGCCGTCGTCAAGTCCACCAGCGCCTACGCCCGCAATGGTGAGGAGAACCACCGCGACGTCGAGCTGCAAGTCACCGACATGGAGCTTGGCCCTGTGGCCAGCGCCAGCTCGGCAGCCGACGCGCTGTACGGGGCCTGATGTGACCGTGCGCCAAAAGTACCAGGGCGCACCCTGGCTTTATGACGACACCACCGGTGACCTGGTGGGCGTCAAGGACCCGGACGGCAGCGAGTTTTACTGGCAGCGCGTGCCGCGCCTGGGGGTGTTCTTCGACACGAGCTCGCAGACCGACGGCTCGGGTCTGGTGGCCATGACGTTCAACACCCAGGCGATGAGCCGGGGCGTGTCGGTTGTGGACGGCTCCAAGATCGTGGCCGACCGTGCAGGTTTGTACGAGTTCCAGCTCTCGACGCACATCCACAACTCGGACACTCAGTCGCACACCTTCGAGCTGTGGGGTCGGGTGAACGGCGTTGACATCCCGAACAGTCGGTTCATCTACTCCGTGCCCAGCAAGCACGGCAGCACACCCGGCGCGCTGATCCCCTCGCAAAACTTCTGGCTGGCGCTCAACGCCGGCGACCAGGTGCAAGTGATGTGGATGGCCGAAAACGCAGCGGTGACCATCGCCTACCACGCAGCCGAAACGGGCCGTCCGGTGTCGCCATCGCTGCTGCTCACGGTCAAAGAGATCGCGCCGCTGGCGTGAGTGGTGCGCGTACCCACAACCTGCCCGACTAGATTTGCGCCATGAGTTCATTCGACCCACTCGACCTACGGGGTCAAGAGCGAGCAGCCGATGATGCCAAGCATCGCGAACGCATCGCCAAGACTGACGAGGCTGACGATTTCAAGTGGCTCATGGGCAGCAAGCGGGGGCGTCGGGTTATCTGGCGTCTTCTGGATCGAGCCGGTGTGTTCCGGCTCTCGTTCAATACCAACGCGATGCACATGGCATTTGCTGAAGGTAACCGAAACGAGGGTCTACGCATCTTGGCGCAGATTCACTCGCTCTGCCCTGAGCTGTACCCGGTGATGATGAAGGAACAGATAAATGACAACCGAATCGCTGATGACGGACGCCGCAACGACCACTGAAGGCAACGCATCGCAAGGCGCACCAGGTGCGACGGACGCAGCCGCTGCTACCGCAGCCGGCAACGCAGCCGCCACATCCGATGCGTCGAACCAGCAGCAAGCTGCCCAAGGCCAGAACACCGACGCCGCAAAGCCGGCCGATGGTGGTCAGACCCCAAGCGACCAGGACAAGCCGCAAGGCGCGCCTGACAAGTACGAGTTCAAGCTGCCCGATGGCGTCCAACTGGACGACAAAGGGACCACGGCCTTCTCGGAAGTCGCGAAGGAGCTGAACCTGACCCAGGAAGCTGCGCAAAAGGTGCTCGACAAGATGGGTCCGGTGATCGCCGGCCGTCACGTTGAAGCCCTGACCCAGGCGAAAGCCCAATGGGTCGAAGGCGCGAAGTCCGACAAGGAGTTCGGTGGCGACAAGCTAGGTGAGAACCTGGCCGTGGCCAAGAAAGCCCTCGACACGTTTGGCACACCTGAGTTGCGCACGCTGTTGAACGAGTCCGGCCTGGGCAATCACCCCGAGATCATTCGGGCGTTTTTCAGGGCGGGCAAGGCAATCAGTGAGGACAAGTTTGTGCCTGCGGGCACCGGCAGTCCGAAGGGCGTGAAGGCTGCCGCCGACGCGCTCTACCCGAATCAGCAACGCTAATAGGAGCTTTTTAAATGGCAACTCTCTCTAACACCGCGCTCACCCTGGCCGATTGGGCCAAGCGCACCGACCCCGAAGGTCGCGTCCCCGTCGTCGCCGAGCTGCTGTCGCAGACCAACGAGATTCTCGAAGATGCCGTGTTCATGGAAGGCAACTTGCCGACCGGCCACCGCACCGTGATCCGTACCGGCTTGCCCAACGTCTACTGGCGTGCTCTGAACCAGGGTATCCCGAACTCCAAGTCGACCACCGCTCAGGTGGACGAGTCCTGCGGCATCTTGGAAGCACGCAGCGAAGTGGACAAGGACCTGGCCGAGTTGAACGGCAACACCAGCCAGTTCCGCTTGTCTGAAGATCAGGCTTTCCTGGAAGCCATGAACCAGACCCAAGCCACCACGATGTTCTACGGCAACCCTGCCAGCGACGCGAAGCAGTACCTGGGCCTGGCCACTCGCTACGGCGCGATCTCCGGTGCTGGCAACGCTGCCAACATCATCGACGCCGGCGGCACTGGCTCCGACAACACCTCGATCTACTTGGTCGTGTGGGGCGAGAACACCGTGTTCTGCCCATTCCCGAAGGGCTCCAAGGCCGGTCTGATGCACAACGACCTGGGCGAGCAGACTGTGTACAACGGCGACGGCACTCGTATGCAAGCCTTGTCCACTCAGTACCAGTGGAAGAACGGCCTGGTCGTGAAAGACTGGCGCTATGTGGTGCGCATCTGCAACATCGACGTGTCGAACCTGACCGGCGAATCCAGCGCTGCCGACCTCATCAAATTGATGAGCCGCGCCCTGGACCGTATCCCGAACCTGAGCTTCGGTCGTCCCGTGTTCTACATGAACCGCACTGTGTACTCGATGCTGCGCATCCAGGCATTGGCCAAGAGCCAGAACGTGTTGGGCGTCGAGAAGGGCCTCAACCAGTTCGGCACCGCCGCCTCCTGGTTGTCCTTCGAGGGCGTACCACTGCGCAAGGTTGACGCCTTGTTGAACACCGAGGCCCGCGTGGTCTAAAGGGTAGGGGGCTTCGGCCCCTTGCTCGCAGCACGAACTCAAATCTGAAAGGACCTGATCCATGATTACCGACAAACTCCTCCGTGTGTCCGACGCTCAAGCCGTCACCACGACCGCCGTTTCGACCGACACCGTTGACCTGGGCGTTGCCCGCGACATCGGCGCAGGCGAGAACCTCTACATGAACTTCACCGTGGGCACTGCCTTCGCAGGTGGCACCTCGACTGAGTTCCAGGTGATCGGCTCGGCTTCTGCCGATCTGAGCTCGCCGACCGTGTTGGGCAGCTCCGGTGCCATCGCCACTGCCGGCTTGACTGCTGGCAAGCGCGCTGCGGTTCGCGTGAACCCCCAGATCGGCAGCAACGGCCTGCGCTACTTCGGCGCTCGCTACGTGGTCGTCGGCACAAACTCCGCCGGCACTGTGACCGCTGACGTGGTTCACGGCGTGCAGGACAACAAGTCCTACGCATCCGGCTTCACCGTGGCCTGATAGGGAGTCGACATGGCGAAATACCGCGTTCTCACCAAGTCCTTCATCAACAACGCCATCGTGGAAGCTGGTGATGTCGTCGATTACGACGGCAAGCCCGGCTCGAACCTGGAGCTGATCGAGGGCGACAAGCCCGAAGTCAAGGCGAAGGGCAAGGGTAAGGGCGCGACGCCTGTCGCTCCTGAAGCTGGCGGTGACGCCGGCGCAGACCTGGTGTAAGGGACCAAACAGTCTTTCTTAGCAGGAAGGCCATTCGGGGGGCTGCGCGTGCGAACGTCAGCCCCCTTTTTTATTGAACAAAGGGGTGCGCTATGGCGTCCGAAGTCGACATCTGTAACCTGGCCCTGGGCCATCTTGGCGACAACGCCACCGTCGCCAGCCTTGAACCACCCGAGGGTAGTGCCCAGGCCGAGCACTGTGCGCGGTTCTACCCCATCGCACGCGATGCGCTGCTGGAGCTGCACGACTGGAACTTCGCCACCAAGCGCGCCCAGGTCGCCCAGATTGACAGCCCCTGGCCTCAGTGGAAATACGCCTACGTGCAGCCGGCCGACTGCCTGCGCGTGCTGGCCGTGCTCAACCCCGAGGTGACCAACGACTTTAGCGAGTCGCTGCCGGCCCCGTACTCGCAGTCGGGCATCGCCAACACCGGCATGGGCTCATATACCCCGCAGCAGTTCGTGTGCGAAACCGACGACGAGGGTCGCGAGGTCATCCTGACAAACCAGGAGGACGCGCTGATCCGCTACGTCGCGTTTGTCAGCGACACAACCAAGTTCTCGCCCCTGTTTATCACGACCCTGACCTGGCACCTGGCCGCGCTGCTGGCCGGCCCCGTCATTAAGGGTGACGCCGGTCGCGCCGAGGGCAAGCGCTGCGAGGCGATGGCCTCGACCTGGTTGGGTAAGGCCACCCTGTCGGACACCCGTCAGCGCAAGGTCGACGTCACGCACGCCGTGTCGTGGATGGCTGGCCGCTGAAAGGACCGACATGGCAAACGTGCGCACCTTTTCCCGATCCTTCGCCGGTGGCGAGGTCACGCCCGAGTTCTACGGGCGCATCGACGACTCCAAGTACCAGACCGGCCTGGCCAAGTGCCTGAACTTCATCACGCTGCCCCACGGTCCGGCGGCAAACCGCCCAGGCTTCGGGTTTGTGCGTGCGGTTAAGGACTCGGCCCGCAAGACCCGCCTGATTCCGTTCTCCTACTCGACCACCCAGACGATGGTGCTGGAGTTCGGCCACCAGTACGTGCGATTCCACACCAACGGCGCGACGCTTGAATCGAGCCCTGGCGTGCCCTACGAGGTGACGACGCCCTTCGTCGAGGCTGACCTGTTCGACATTCACTACGTGCAGTCGGCCGATGTGCTCACGCTCACGCACCCGAACTACATCCCCCGCGAGCTGCGCCGCATGGGTGCCCTGAGCTGGGCCCTGAGCACGATCACCTTCGCCTCGAAGCTGTCGCCGCCCACCAGCGTGACGGCCACGCCCACCGCCGGCTCTACACCCGGCACGCCCACGACCCAGACCTACGTGGTGAGCTCGGTTGGACCCAACGGCCTGGACGAGTCGACCTACTCGGCGGTGGCCACCTGCTCGAACAACCTGTTCGACGACGGTGCCAAGAACACCGTCGCATGGGCCGCTGCCACGGGCGCGACCCGGTATTACGTTTACAAGCTGAGTAATGGCCTGTACGGCTACATTGGCCAGACCCAGGGCATTTCGTTCGTGGACGACAACATCGCCGCCGACGTGTCGGTCACCCCGCCCGAGATCAATGACCCGTTCCTGGGCACCGGCAACTACCCGGCGGCGGTGTCTTACTTCGAGCAGCGCCGTGCGTTCGGTGGCACGCTCAACGCCCCGCAGACCCTGTGGATGACGCGCTCGGGCACCGAGTCCAATCTGAACTACTCGATTCCCACCCGCGACGACGACTCGATCCAGTTCCGGGTGTCGGCCCGCGAGGCGAACACGATCCGCCACATCGTCCCGTTGCAGGAGCTGGTGCTTCTGACCAGCTCGGCCGAGTGGCGCGTGACCTCGATCAACACCGACGCGATCACCCCGACGTCGTTCTCGGTCAAGCCGCAAAGCTACATCGGTGCCAACAACGTGCAGCCGGTGATCGTGAACAACAACCTGATCTTCGCGGCGGCCCGTGGTGGCCACGTGCGTGAGCTGGGTTACTCGGCCCAGGCCGGCGGCTACATGACCGGCGACTTGTCGGTGCGCGCCCCGCACCTGTTCGACAACTTGGAAATCACCGACATGGCGTTTGCCAAAGCGCCCCAGCAAATCATCTGGATGGTGTCCACCGCCGGCAAGCTGCTGGGCATCACCTACGTGCCCGAGCACAACGTGGGGGCCTGGCACCAGCACGACACCGACGGCACGTTCGAGTCCTGCTGCGTCGTGTCCGAAGGTAACGAGGATCACCTGTACGTGGTGGTCAAGCGCACCATCGGGGGCGTGACCAAGCGCTACGTCGAGCGCATGGCCAGCCGCCAGTTCGTGGACCCGGCCGATGCGTTCTTCGTGGACTCGGGCTTGACCTATGACGGCACGCCCGTTGACGAGATCAGCGGCCTGGGCCACCTCGAAGGCAAGACCGTGAACATCCTGGCCGACGGTGCGGTGCACCCGCAGCGCGTCGTGACCGGTGGCTCGATCACCCTGGACGTCGAGGCGTCCGTGATTCACGTCGGCCTGCCGATCATCGCCGACATGCAGACCCTACCGCTGGCCTTCGAGACTGAAGCCTACGGCCAGGGGCGCGTGAAGAACGTCAACCAGGTCTGGCTGCGCGTGTTCCGCAGCTCCGGCATCTTCGTGGGCCCAACGCCCGACGATCTGGTCGAGGCCAAGCAGCGCACGACCGAGCCGTATGGCGCAGCCCCCGAGCTCAAGTCCGAGGAGATCAACGTGATGGTGACGCCCACCTGGGCCGACTCGGGCAGCGTCTACGTGCGTCAGTCCGATCCGTTGCCGCTCACCATCGTGGCGATGACCCTTGAGGTCGCCATCGGGTCGTGACCCGGCGCGAGGTGCGCGTATTGCACGCGCTCTCGCTTAACTTCACCCAATCGTAAAAGGGGCATAAATGGCTGTTTCTTCCGTAGTGATGATGGGCGCGGGCATGGCCAGTTCGGCCATCGGCGCGTATTCGTCCGCGCAAGGCCAGAAGTCCCAGATGCAATACCAGGCTGCGATGGGCACGCTCAACGCGGCGATGGCCGAGTCCGACGCCTCGCTGTTGGAGCTCAACGCGAGCATCAGCGAAACGCAAGGCCGCATGGCCATCGCGCAAGGCCAGCGCGAGGAACAAAAGCTGCGCCTGGGTTCGGCCCAGCTCAAGAGCCGCCAGCGCACCAGCATCGCCGCCAATGGCGTCGACCTGGGTGTCGGCTCGGCGGCGCGTGTGCTGGCCAGCACTGACTACATGACCGAGGTCGACGCCGGTGAAGTCCGCGCAAACGCGGCCCGCGCCGCCTTCGGCTACAAGGTCCAAGGCGTCAACCAAAAAGCCGCCGCGATGAGCGCTCGCACTCAGGGCGTCAACTATTCCGCAGGCTCGGCCTTCGCAGCCGCCACCGCATCGGGCATTTCGCCGCTGTCGGCTGCCGCCGGCTCGCTGCTGGGAAATGCGGGCTCTGCTGCACCGTCCGTCTACAAGACCGGGCAGGGCGCTGGCTGGTGGAAATGATGAAAGCACACTGACATGCCACGCGTTCCAACTTACGACACGTTCCAGGTCGCCCCGACGAACCTGCCCAACGTCCAAGTGCGCCCCGTCGGCGCGCGATTCGATGCACCCTTTAGCGAAGGCCAGGCCACGATGGCGGGCCGTCAGCTCCAACAAGTCGGCCAGGGCCTCACGCAAGCGGGCAGCGCACTGTCCAGGATCGTCGCCGACGAGATGGAGCAGGCAAACCAGGTGCGCGTCAACGACGCGATGAACCAAGCCGCCAAGGCCCGCCTGGAGCTGACCTTCAACCCCGAAAACGGCTTCGTGAACTTGCGGGGCGAGAACGCCCTGAAGCGCCCCGGCGACAAGTCGCTCGACCAGGAGTACGGCGAGAAGCTGCAATCGCAGTTCGACGCCATCGCCAAGAACCTGGGCAACGACGCCCAGCGTCTGAAGTTCAAGCAGCAGGCCGACCAGATCGGTCTGCAATTCCAGGCGAGCATCAACCAACACATCGCCAAGGAATACAACGTCTACCAGGATTCGGTGGACGACGGCACGATCCGCACCGGCCAGGAGCAAATGGCCCTGGCATGGGGCGACTCGGCTGCGATCAAGCAGGCGCAGGACGCCGTGCGCGCTGCTGCTGTCAACAAGGGCACCCGCTTCGGTTTGTCGGGCAAGGCCATCGAGGCCGCCCAGGTCGAGGCGCTGTCGCCCGGTCATTCCGCCGTGATCGCCGCTGCGGTCGACGCCGGCAATCTGGACTACGCCCGCGAGTACCTGAAGCAGGCCAACGCCGAGCTGACCCCGCAGGCGCGCTTGCAACTGACCAAGGCCGTCGATGTCGGCGACTTCGAGAAGCGCACGCAGGACGCCGCCGGCGATCTGTGGACCAAGCACGGCGGCGACGTCAAGGCCGCGCTCGCCGAGGCCCGCGAGAAGTTCTCGGGCAAGGACGAGGACGGCATCGTCACGCGCTTGAAAACCCTGGACGGCGAGAAGGAAGCCATTACCAAGCGCCAGCAGGCGCAGGCCCAGGACCAAGCCTGGGACATCTTCAACAAGACCGGATCGCTGGCCAAGATTCCCGCGACCATTCAGGCCGCGATGGACCCGCAGCATTGGGCTGCGCTCAAGAACACCGCCAAGGCCGCAGCCGAGGGCAACCAGGTCAAGACCGACCCGAACATCTATTACGCGCTGACGCTGGCATCCGCCCAGGACCCGAACTTCGGGAAAGAGGACTTGCGCAAGTACGCCGACAAGCTCTCGCCGACCGACTTCAAGCACTTCGTCGATGTGCAGGGCCGGGCCGTCAAGGGTGGCGAAACGGATCAGATCGCGACCGTCACCCAGCAAAAGGACGCCATCGTCAAGGCGCTGGAGCTCAAGGGCCCCGACGCCGGTGTGTTCCACCAGGTCGCCGACAAGGCCCTGTTCGCAGCCCAAGCCGAGAACGGCAAGCCGCTGACCCAGGAGCAGCGCCAGAAGGTTCTCGACCGCCTGGTGCTGGAGGGTACGACCCCCGGCTCGTGGTTCGGCTCATCCAACACGCGCGCCTTCAAGGCGCAGGCCGAGGGTAAGCCTTTCACGCCGGTGTTCAACGACTCGCAAAAGCGCCAAGCCACCGCAGCCCTGCAACGCCAGGGCATCAAGAACCCCACGCCGCAGCAGGTCGAGGCCGTGCTGCGCGCCACCTACCAAACGCAATGAGACTTCCCGACGACTTCGACGCCGCAGCGGCCAAGGTGGCAGGCCAGCAATCTGCCGACCCGATTGACGCCGCAGCGCGTCAAGTCATCGACGGCCAGCGCACCCAGGCCAAGGCGAGCCTGTACAACGCGCTGCTGCAAAACCCGGACATGGCCGCACGCGCCCAGCAGCTCGGTCGTCAGACCGGCCTGCCGTCCGACGTCGTGCAGCGCAACATGCCCGAGGTCGAGCGCAATGTGCGCCTTAACGAGTTCGACCGGCTGCTGGAGAATTCCCCGACCGTCGCGCAGTGGCTCACCGACCAGAACAACGCTGCCGTCGGTCACGATGACGTCGAGAACATGGGTGCCATCGAGTCGGCGCTGCGTTACGTGGTCAGCACCCCCGGCGCGCCCCGTGGCGGCCTGATGGCCGATGCCGGCGTCGCTGGTATGGCCGGCGTGTCCGGTCTGCAACGCGCAAGCGCTGGCGTCGTGGGTGCCGTG